GGCTCAATGAAGTATAGATTTGATTTTATAACTAACAGTTTTGTTACTATGAAGGTTTGGTGCGCTATTATTTATGGTACTGCGTGTCCAGAGACAATTACAACAGGTATAGAACCTACATCTGGTTTGGGTTATACATTTGAAGTTAATGGAGATAGTAAGACATTTGAAGTTGAGGTGCCATTCGTTTCTGATACACCATGGAAACGCATTATGCGTAGTCAGTTTGTGCAGACTGGTGTGTCTCGTGTTAATGGCTCATATGATGATTCAATAGCTTATGATTCATGTGTCGGCCAAATAGCTCTATATGTCTTAAATCCATTGGCCGTTCCAGCTGGTCTTCCGACAGCTTATCCAGTTAATGTATTCGTTGCTGGTGGCAAGGATTTTCGATTGAATTTTATTAGTAGAGCAAATACATCGTGGATTCCATATGCTCAAGGTATCGATCCCAATCCTGGAACTGACCTATCACATTTAGGGCAGACAATTATGGCAACAGATCTAGCTTGTATGTCTGAGACATATAAGAGTATCAAAGATGTGTTGAAGCGTTATTGTCATGTTCGAACAGCAGTGACAAAGGTTGGCGGTTATGGAGCAGATTTCGCGCAATTTTTTCCAGTGGTGTCGACATTTAATGTTGCTGAGCTTTTGATGCCATTCTTCACATCGACTGGTACTAATATTAATAATGCTAGTAATGTTATCAATTGGTATTTGGCATTGTTTAGATTCTTTCGTGGCTCTCTTCGTTTTAAGATCCTTTTTGAAGTATTCTCTGAGAGTGAGCTCGCGGTAGATATGCCTGCTATTAGTGTGGATTTTATCCCAGATCGAATTGATCCAACTCTTAGTGACGATTATATGGCTCTTATGGGTGTTAATGATGAGTCATTAGGCCCTGGGGGTCCAATAACAGCAACTGTGCAGACTACTTACAATATGACACATCATGGTCCGCGAGATGTTGCATCAAGAGTAGCACCACAGTGTGAGTTCGAAATACCGTATGTGATGAAAAATCGCATTTGCCCACTGGCTATGGCTGGTACTGAGGGATCGGTCAATGCTGCATGGGATTATGCTGGATCACGAGCTGGTACTAGACGATATGACTTGTCCAACCCTGGAACCATTGTCGTTAATTACGCTAAGATGAGTAATGCTTATCGTTGCATAACACGAATTTTTATGAGTGTTGGAGATGATTTTAGAGCTGGCTGTCAAATTGGTCAACCTCTCATCTCCTATGCTGGTGGAACAGCTATACCAGCCACTACAAGTAACTATGCTGTACCCCCCGACGTTTATACACGTTAATCATTTTGTTTCATTCGACTTTATTAAGCTTTTGGAGTCTTAGATCGAAAAGCCTTGTA